TACGAGTTTGTTGCGATAACGCATCATTACATCGCGCAGATATTGCTCTGCCTTCATTTTTGGCAGATTGCCAACATCGATGTAAAAAATTCTGCGCTCTGGAGCACGGGACAATCTGTAGATGACCAGCGAATCCTCAATCATTCTAAGTTGATTGAGTGATTTGATTGCTTTGTGAAGATACGAGAGGGTGTTTCCTTTATTACGATCAACTAAACCAGATGTACAGTATGTAATCGCATCTTTTGCAATCTTAATGCCTTTATCGCCACCTGCTTGAGTTGGATTACCAACTGGATAAGTGAGTTTTGGTTGGTACAGGAAGTATTCGTCAATTTCAGGAAACTCATAATCCATAGGATCTGGGTTTCTATTATTAAGTCTGTTGATTGCGTTTGCTTGATCACCAGGTTTTTTCTTTTGCTGACGAATATAACGCATCTTCATCGCGTCAATATAACGCAACTCTTGAATACCTTCCTGAGGATTCTTCAAGTCGATAATTTTATGATAATAAATTCTACCGTCGATATACCAGTTACGATAGATCTCATGTGCTTTCTTATCAAAATCCAATAAATCTAAGATATATTTGAATTCTTTACGAATTTTATTCTTAATACCATCACTAGCATTAAGGTTTGATAGTTCAATCTCTACAGGACTATCGTTTGAATCAGAAACAACTGCTTCATTTACAATATCTTCAATCGCACTATCACACTCTGGATGGAGTGACATCTCACGATATCGTTTGATTAATTCAAACTCATTTCTATAGACACCTTCTAAGTCAACATGTGTACCAAAAAAACCACTACTCGCGTAGTGGTCAACCCCATCCTCATTATTAGGAGGAATAGGGGAGACCGCTCCGGGAGATAGTGGTTCTGTGTCCTCAATAGAGAACCCAAATAACTTGGACATGATTATATTTTTATGGTTATCCTCAGACTATTTATTAGTCCTGAGATTATCCATTTACGTTCTGTCTGGCGCTACCTGCTGCTCCGGTTCCCTTAAGAATGCGAATCGACTGAACCTGGAAGGTAACAGTAAACTCTTCAATCGTATCAGATGAATCGTAAGACAGATCGATAGCAGATACTTCCGTTGGGAAGATATCGACGAATTCATACTCTGCCAATACAGAGTTTGAATCTCCAGAGTTATTAGTGCTGCTGGGTGATGAACCTCTACCCAACTGATAAACTTTTGCCGCTGCCATGTAAGCATTAGGGCTTGTAGCACCTAAGTTGGTGTCAAGTGCTGCAATCTGCTCAGTCCAGAATTCCATCGCTCTTCTGAGTCTGAAGTCTTCATCGTTGATGATGGTGATAGTCCATGTATCGATGGTTCTATCTCCAGCAACTTTGAAGATTCTTCCTCTAAAAGGAACATCGATTGCTGCAACGTTCTGAGCAGGAAGGTTTGCTGCCTTACACAGGAATGCCATTTGAGTTGCGTCATATCCTGGAAGAGAGAATCCAAGACCCTCTCCATCAAGAGTGAGTTCTACCTCAAACAGATTAGGGCGAGCGCCACCCCCAGCAAGTCTAGACTTAAACTGGGAGATAGTTCTGTTTTCTTTTGATGCTGCCATTTTTTTAGTCCTCCTTTGTTATTTAGATAATGTTGATCAAACAGTGCCTACAACTTCTTCAAAGGAAACACCAGTTCTGGTAGCAACGAACGTAAGAGTGATGTAGTTAATCGACTTAGTTGGCTTCAGGAAGATGTCCGCTCTAAATTCATTATTATCGATGATATCAGGTGTGTTGTTTGAAGAATCACAAACAACGAGGAATCCATAAAGACCTCTCTTTGCCTGAACATCACGGAGGAATGGTTCAACAATATTTCTGAAGTTTGCTCTTGTCAACTCATCGTTGAGTTCAAAGAGTTGTGCTTCTGCTGCTCTTGCAAGTGCCTGCTCAACTGTGAGGAAGAGACGGCGAACGTTAATTCTATCGAACGCAGATGCATATCCGAGAGCAGTCTTATCTCCGAAGAGAAGTGTTCCAACACCAGGTTTGGTGATGAAGGAGTTAACTCTCTTAGGATAGAGACGATCTCTTTGTGTCTTGCTTGGGTTGTATGCAAGTTTAACAGCGTTGTTAATTACACCGCGCTGTTGACCCGCAGGTGAGAACCAAGGGAATGCTTGAATCGAGGTGCGAACCATGAGACCAGCAACGTCTGCGTTAGCAGGAACATAACGGAACTCATTATTGAATCTATCAAACTGATACTTATAACCACTATCAAATACCGCGTAAGATGAAGAACTTAACGTGGAGAAGTAGTTAATCAGATTGTTGGTTTGATCATTCGAGTTAGTTACGTTGATCAAGTTAGCTCTATGAGGTCCGATGACTGCCATACAATCCTTTCTCTCATTTGCAAGAGAGATCAGTTTGTTTGCTTTTGCCTGAGTTTCTGCCTCAGTATCGCAACCAGGACCCATGATCATGTAATCAACTTCAATCTCATCTTTGTTTGAGAAGAGATCGTATGCTCTCATATTGTCAGCAAGGGTTCCCTTCATTCCACCAACAACAGTCGTATAATCAAGACCGTTGAGAAGTTCGTATGTTACATTACCCAGAGCAGAGAAGGTTACACCTTGAGCATCCTGACGGAATGAACCATCAGCGATTGAAGTAGGTGCGAATGCGTTTGTATCGCCACTAGTTGTGGTAAATCCAGTTGCCTTAGGTGAGGTTCCGTGATATGCATCACCTGCGAGTGATGGATTAAGACCTGCATAGACATTCTCGGAGAAATCTGCGAGATAATCCTTGTAGTAAATTCTCTGTGGAGCATTTACATTAGAGATTGCATCACTTGCTTTAGAAAGACTGAGGTGTGTCTCAAGGACATTTCCTCTGATGCCGGTGATGCTTCCGGTGTCATCAACAACAACGATGTGAACAGCGTCGTTTCTACCATCTCTGTCAGAAACATAAACGTTAGTTTCTGGTTTTGGTGCTAAGGTCTTCCAGTAAATGGTCTGATTGGTGAGACCCAGAGTTTGCTCTTCGTACCAGTCTTTGACTGAAAGTGCAACAGGAGTGAATGACTTAGCACCATCTGCTCCAGATCCGGTGTTGATACCAGAATTGTTTACTGGGAAGATAGCATCGCTTCCATCAAACGCCTTGAGTGCGTTTCCTTCAGCATAAGTGATTCTTGTTTCAGTTCCTGCAGAGGAGACTTGAGAAACAATCTTAACTTCAATCGTGCTAAGTGAAGCAGTGCTTGAAGTATTAACACCGGTGATAATACCCTTCAGAGCACCAGTAAATGTTCCAGTCGTTCCAACTCCAGATTGAGTTCCGCTGATTGCAGCAGTAACACCGAAACCGATGGAGAAACCAGCAGTTGCAAGGTTGGTCGTGTTGATACCAATAATCTGGTCAGCAGCATCGTCGATGTAGCAAACCTTCAGTTTGTCTGCCCAGGAACCAGGGTTCTTAGCAGCATAAACGAATGATGCGTCTGTGGTGTGATTGTTCTGATAGTCATCGTAGTTATAGACTTTCAGTACAGAAGTCGATGCAATACCTACACCAGCGTTTGCGTTTCTCAGATTGTCGTCTGCTTGTCTTACAACCTTGAGAACGCCACCGTAAGAAAGATAGTTAGCAGCACTCATCCAGTACTCATACTGGGTGTCTGTGGAAAGTGGCTTTCCGAAAGTGTTGATTAACTCTTGCTCGGTGCTGATGTCAATTGCTTCTTCGACTGGTCCAATTCTAAAAGGACCGGCGATTGCGCCAATATTATCTAATACGTTATCAGCTCTTCCTACTGTTAGGTCAACCTCCCTTACCAATACTCCAGGAGATAATTGAGGAGTCGCCATGTTTTGTTCTCCGTGTCTCAGTTTATCTGAAAGTATTTAGAATTTACAGCACTTTCAGAGGGGAAATGAGACGTGAACTACCAATCAGGATATTCCCACTTATTATTGTCTTTCTTTGGTGTGTTTATAACTCGCTTTATGGTGCATTCTTTACACTCATATGAGTATGAAGATGCAACTGGACCTCTGTCTTTTCTTGTTCTGTAGAATCCCTCTACTAGATTTTTGATCTCTCCACAAGTTCTACACTTTCTATCTTGAAGAAGAAGATGACCAAGTTTTATTTGACCATCAAAATCTATCATGAGAGATATTCCCACATGTAAGATCTATCACCATACTCTGCTGTTGTCCACCTATCACCTTCACTATCAACAAAACTGTCATCACTTAGACCATCATTTAAAAAACCAAATGGAGCCATGTCTTGCTCAATCTGATTCTTTTGTTCTTCATATAATCTCTTACGAACATCTTGGTCAGTCAACTCCTTGAAGTAGTCCATTTGAACCAACCAGGCATAGATGACTAGACACATCGCCAAGTCATCGTTACAACCTTCTTCTGCTTCAAAAGAATTACTCTTTGAGATAAAGGTTGTCAGTTCAGAAATAATTTCATAGTCGTTAAAGATGAGTTTGTCTGCCTCAATCAAAGTTTTAAGATTAAGTGACCCAACCTTCTTTACAGTCTTGGACATCTTGACACCCAACTGTGTCTTCTTACCAGAGAATCCTTGACCAACAATCTGTCCTGCTCTACCTCTCATAGAACACATCAGAAGATTTTGATATTCAAGATCATATT